GTACGGCTCTTTGGTGGAAGCTTACACCTACATGAAGGGTGAAGCAGACATGCTGAAACTGTACCAAGAACGGTACGTCCAAGCTATTGCTTTGTATAAAAACCTTGCCGACGGCAAGCAGCGCGGTGATGCTTACAGAGATGGCCAAGTAAGGGTTCCTGTCTCATGATCTTACAGACCCAAACCACCAGCTTTAAGCTGGAGCTTTATACAGGTGTGCATAACCTGTCTACAAATACCCTAAAGGTTGCTTTGTACACAGCCAGCGTCAATCTTGATGAAAGCACAACTGAGTACAACTCGACCAACGAGGTGAGTGGTGGTGGGTACACGCCGGGCGGCGTGGCCTTGTCTGGGGTCACAATCAGCTCTGATGGGTACACAGCCTTTGTGAACTTCAATGATGCTGTGTTCAACGCCTCGGTGACAGCTCGTTGTGCGTTGATTTACAATGTTACTCAGGCAAATAAATCTATTGCGGTATTGGATTTTGGGTCTGACAAAACATCAAGTAATTTTACTATCGTGATGCCCGCTAACACGGCATCTTCTGCTTTAATTCGTAGTTCTAACTAAGGAGTCATCATGACTATTGAGAAAACCAAAGCCACTGACGTTGTTTCTAGTGGCCTGACTTGTAACACCAAAGCCGGTGAGGACGCAAAAGCGACCGGCGTATTTGAAATCAAATGCCATGACAAAGATGGCAACTTGAAGTGGTCTGCTGAGTCTAAGAACTTGGTGGTCAACGTTGGCCTCCAATATATGGCGGGCAGTGCTTTGACCTCAGTGAGCCAGATTACCACTTGGTATCTTGGTTTGTACGGCGCTGGCGCTTCTAATACACCTGCGGCGGGCGACACAATGGCTTCCCATGCTGGTTGGACAGAAGTTACTGCTTACAGCAATGCTAACCGTGTGACTGCTACTTTAGTAACGGCTACAACTGCTAACCCATCCGTGGTAACTAATACAGCTTCACCAGCCGTGTTTAACATTAACGGCTCGGCAACAGTTGGTGGCGCGTTTTTGACAAGCGAAAATACCAAGGGTGGCACAACGGGAACATTGTTCTCTGCCGCTGATTTTGGCTCACCCGGCGACCGTTCTGTGGTGAACAGCGATACTTTGTCTGTGACTTACACATTCAGCTTGGCGGCTTAATATGGCCGGGTGGGGTGACGGCTTATGGGGCGAACAAGGGTGGGGTGGTTTTACCGCCTTCACTAGCTCCGTAGACGAAACCTCTACAGGATCAGACGCGGTTAGCTCCACGTTAAGTGTAGCCCCCGCTGTCAGTGAAACAGGTACAGGCACAGATGCAATTGCAGCGGGTAAAATATTTACCTCAACAATAGCGGAAACGTCAACAGGGACAGACGCTACAGAAGGCGGCCCGCTATATGCCACAACGGTAACAGAGGCAAGCACAGGTTCAGATGCGGTAGTTTCTGTTATTTCTGTAGGCGCGGTAATTGCCGAAACTGCTACGGGTACAGACGCAACAGTAGGCGGTGAAGTTTATTCAGCAACAATTGCTGGAACGGCTTGGGGGCAAAACAGTTGGGGTAGTAATTCGTGGGGTGGAGAAGGTGAACTAGCGGTTGCAACAGACGTTGTAACGTCTACGCTGGGGATTAGCGTAGCGGTAACGGAAACTGCAACGGGAACAGACAATGTTGTAGCAATAGCAGCGTTTGGGGCGGCAGTTACTGAGACAAGTACGGGTAGCGATGCAATTACATCTACACCTAACTATGCTACAACGGTAACCGAAACGGCGACTGGATCGGATGCGTTATCAAGTGTTCCCGTGTATGCGGCTACAGTTACAGAGACTGCCACAGGTACAGATTCTGTAAATTCTAGTTTTGTACTGTTTGGTGATGTGCAGGAAGCAGCGACGGGAACAGATGCAGTAACCGCGATAGTTGTAATTAATGCAGCAATTACCGAAACTGCTACGGGGTCAGATGTAATTACGGCACAAGTAGGATTTAAAGGCACAATTACTGAAAATGCAGTAAGTGCAGAAACTTTGATAGCAGCCGCAGTTTTTGTGGCTTCTATTAATGAGTTAGCAACAGGTACAGATGGATTGACTGCACGACCATTCTGGGATGTAATTGATAATACACAGACTGCTAACTGGGTTGCAGTCGCAACGACTTAGGAGTTAAAAATGGCATCAACATGGTCAGCACTTAAAATAGAGTTGCTTGAAACAGGACAGAACTCAGGTCAATGGGGTAACCTTACCAACGTTAATCTGGGCGACGCAGTGCTGGGTGAGGCCATTACCGGTCAAGCCACAGTAGATTTTGCAACGGACGCAGATGTAACGATTACGCTTACCGACTCGGCAACATCCCAATCGGCTAGAAACTTACGTTTAAACATCACAGAAAGCTCTTCTGGTGTAGGTTCTGTGCGTAATTTGATACTGGGTTCTGGTTGCCAGATTGAGAAGTTTTACCTTATCAATAACACTGGTACAGGCGCTAAAACAGTTAAGAACACCTCAGGTACGGGCATTTCTGTTCCTGCGGGCAAGGCAACGCTGGTCTTTAACAACGGCACAAACGTTGTTGATGCGGCTTCGTACTTTACTTCTTTGACTCTGGGGTCTGCGCTTCCGGTTGCTTCTGGTGGTACAGGAATTACATCTTTTGGAAGTGGTGTTGCCACTTTCCTTGGCACTCCTAGTTCAGCTAATTTGGCGGCGGCAGTAACTGACGAGACTGGCTCTGGCTCATTGGTGTTTGCAACTTCTCCGACTTTGGTGACACCGGCTTTGGGAACACCCACTGCTTTAGTTTTGACATCAGCCACAGGTTTACCCTTAACTACTGGCGTAACTGGAACACTACCAACAGCTAACGGCGGCACAGGTATAACATCTCTCGGCGCAGGTGTTGCTACATTTCTTGGCACACCATCTTCTGCAAACTTAGCCTCCGCAGTTACAGATGAAACGGGCACGGGTGCTTTGGTATTTGCAACGTCACCCACGTTGGTTACCCCCGCATTAGGTACTCCCGCAAGTGGCGTACTTTCAGCCTGTACAGTAGATGGCACAAACAAAGTTGGCTATCTCAACATACCAAACTCAGGTGCTAAAACAACAAGTTACACCCTTGCTATTGGCGATGTAGGTAAGTTTATTGAACTTGGTACTGGCGGCGATGTTGTAGTCCCTGCATCTGTGTTTGCGGCTGGTGATGCAATTAGTATCTTTAATAACACAGGATCGTCTATTTCCTGCACTTGTTCTGCGGTAACAACCGTTTATAAAGGCGGTACAGATGCAGATATTTCTTCTTTTAGCGTGACTACAAGGGGCGTAGCCACTATTCTGTTTATCACTGCCACAGTTGCAGTAGTTACGGGGAACTTAGCATGAGTGGGATGATGCTTAACTTTGCTGGGGTAACGGCAACATCAGTTCCCGGTGCGCCTACGATCGGTACAGCTACACCTACAGGAAAAACAACGGCAACTGTTGCGTACACTGCACCAGCAAGTAACGGCGGGTCTGTAATTACTTCTTACACTGCCACCTCAAGTCCAAGCGGTATTACGGGTACGTTAAGTCAAGCAGGTTCTGGAACAATAACTGTTACCGGTTTAACAGAAAATACGGCATACACATTTACTGTCACAGCTACTAATGCAATTGGTACAAGTGCAGCTAGTGCAGCCAGTAATTCAATTACAACTTTTGCTACTACTTGTGCAACCTTTATAAGCTCCGGTTCTTACTCTTGGGTTGCTCCGGCTGGTGTAACTAGTGTTGCAGCAGTGGCTGTTGGCGGCGGGGCTGGTGGTACAGGTTCTTGTAATTGTTGTGGCGGAAACAACCGAGGTGGCGGTGGAGGCGGTTTAGGCTATCGCAATAGCATTTCAGTAACACCGGGAGGCTCTTATAATGTTGTTGTTGGTGTTGGTGGCCCCGGTCAAGGCTGTTTAGGTAGCAACTCAGTCTTTATCAATGGCTGTCAGGGCGTTATTGGCGGGCGAGGTAGCTCTTCTACTGGGGGTAGTTATTGCGGTTCAGGCGGCGGTAGTGGCGGTAGTGGGCCGAATGTTAGTGGTTTAATTGGCCCCGGTGGTGGCGGTGCTGGTGGTTACTCTGGCTCTGGCGGCGCTGGAGGGAACGGCACTAACGGCTCCCCCGGTAACGGTGGCGGCGGTGGTGGTGGGTGGGGGTCAACCGCTCAGTCTCGCGGGGGTCACGGCGGCGGCGGAGTTGGTATTTATGGCCAAGGCTCTAACGGCGCGGGTGGCTCTATCTGTAGTGGCGCAGGCGGTGGTAGCGGCGGTTCGTCGGGCAATATTGGTAGCGGCAGTGCTGGCAAGAACGGCGGCGCTTACGGTGGTGGTGGAGGCGGCTATTCTCAAGGCCCCGGTGGTGGCCCCAATGGAAGGGGTGCTGGTGGAGCCGTTCGTATTGTTTGGTGCATTGGCGGGCAACGCGGCACTCCGTCATTCCCATCAACCAATGTTGGCCCTTAATTTTTGGAAAAACAGATGAACCTCTACATTGAAACCGAAAACGGTGTAACTAAAAATCACCCCGCATTTGAGGACAATCTTATTCAAGCATTTGGCTCTATTCCGGCACACTGGGAGCCATTCACCCGTGTTGAACGTCCTACACCCGGGGTGTATCAGGTCTTGGAAAGTCAAGAAGCTGTTTATGCCAAGGTAGATGGTGTTTGGACTGATGTATGGTCTGTGCGTGAAATGACTGCGGAAGAGAAAGCAGCTAAACAACAAGCGTTTATTAACGAATTCAATTCTCACGAACAAGCTGAAAATTGGTCAGCATGGACACTTGATGAGGCTATTTGTAGAATGGCTCCCCCAATCCCACGCCCAGCGTTAGACCAAACTAAAGTTGATGCCGGTATTTTGACTATGTGGTGTGGCGCAGACAATAACTGGAAAGACACTCCAGCAAAACCCGTTGATGAAAATCAATATAAGTTTGATTTCTTTGCTTGGCAGTGGGTTACAGTTGTAAACTGATAGCCCAACCAACAAGGAGAGAAGCATGGCAAAGACCGCCACGAAAAAGTCGAAACAAAAAGTATGCAAGGCCGCTGAATCAGTGGCTCAAGTTGTGCAAAATACACAGCTTCAAGTTGCGTACCACTTTCCGTGCCCAATTTACATAATTGAGCGCCTTGACTTTTTGGAGACGGTTAATACTGTTTCTGAGGAGGGGTTGACTGAGGCCCGCAAGACACAATCACTCAACGAAATTTACCCGCTCTACATGACGGGCAGTTACTTTGGTGATCCACGCATGGCTGGGTTTTCTGAATTTGTTGGCGCTACAGCTTGGAACATTCTTAATGAACAGGGCTATGCCATGCAGGACAAAGCAGTGTCGTTTACAGAGATGTGGACACAAGAGCACCACAAGCATTCCGCAATGGATGCACACGTTCATGGCTACGGCTCACAGATTGTGGGCTTTTACTTTTTAGAAACACCAGAAAATTGTTCAAAAGTTGTGTTTCATGACCCACGCGCTGCCAAGGTGCAGATTGACCTGCCAGAGCAAGACATAAGCGCGGCCACACCTGCCAGTAAAGCGGTCAACTTTACACCCAAACCCGGCATGATGATCTTTACTAACTCATGGTTGTCTCATGCGTTTACGCGCCATGCGGCTGACTTGCCTATTAAGTTTGTGCATTTCAACTTGACTGTAATTCCTGCGCCGCAACAATCTGCTGAAGTGATATGAACACGTACCAGATAAGATTTAACAAAAGCCGAGGCCAAGTTGGTCGCGGTTCAATGGATCACGTCTGGCGCGTGTTTGAAAACGGCAAAGAGTTCTTGTTTAAGAACCTTGCCATCGCCACTCCAATTAAAAGCGAAAAAGACGCTAATGGGATAGACTACAACATCACTTGCCAAGGCTACATGACAATTGATCGAGATACATCGACAGCAGTCATAACCGCCAAGGTCAAGAAGAAAATACCAGAGCCAGCATGATGTGGGACTGGGCTGAAGCATTTATTGCGGCGGCCTGTATTGTGGCCTTCGTCATTTATGGTACGTACATAATTGCATGGAGTTTGGTGTGATAAATGCGTTGGCTCATACTGTTACTGCTGTTGGGGCTAGTTGGAGCCGTAGCCAAGAATGGCTGTCATGTGCGCGAGTTTTGGTCAATTGCTTGGACAATCCACAACCCCTCCGAGCGCCATCAGCAAATGTCAATGTGGCTAACAAACAATGCACAGCACTGTCGATCTCAAGATTATGTGGTGATGTGGAACAACTTGTCAGAGTGGGCTGGCGCGGCAGACTCAGCAGAACTCAGAACTAAAGTCATTCATGGGTACAAAGATGCGCTTGAGCGAGAGAAGAAATGAAGATCAGCTACGACAAGTGGTATCCGATTGTCCAGCCTCAAACCAGTGTGCAGACAGAAGCGTTTGCCAAACGGGTAGAGAAGTTAGATGCAGAACGTGCGGTACAGGTACAGATTGACCAGCAGGTGAAGAAGTTTCACCAATATGAGTATGAGATTTATGAATACAGGATGCGGCAGATCACAATAAACATTGACATCACAAACCTTAAACGCGAGATTGACAAACTTGTATGACCAGAAAACCGATACCCAGACCGGTCAAGAAGCCCCCAATGGAGACAAAGGAAAAGCTGACGCTGTGGGTAACCCTCATGGTAAGCACAACCCTATGTATCTCCGTGTTGGCCATGGTGGTCAGCTTTATGTTGGGTCTGTGGGCCAAGGAAGTGGACAACGCAGAAATTTTCAAGATGATTTCACCCGCTTTTTCTACTCTTATCGGCGGCATGATTGGGTTCCTGTCTGGTATCAAACTCATGCAAAATGACGACTCTAAAAAGGATTCCAAATGCTAACTCTTCTATCAACCTTGATCTCGTTCCTGATGGGCGGCTTGCCCAAGTTGCTGGATTTCTTCCAAGACCGTGCAGACAAACTGCATGAACTAAACCTTGCTCGGCTACAGATTGAGCGTGAGTTGGAACTGCGCAAGGCTGGCTTTGAAGCGCAGGAGCGCATTGAGCATATCCGGTCAGAGCAGTTGGCAACCGAGAGCGCGGCTAATACCCAGCAAATCCTTATTGGCGCACAGCAAGCTGAGATGCAGGCCATCTACGCCCACGACACAAGTCTAAACGAGGGCACATCCCCTTGGATGAAGAACCTCAGAGCCAGCGTTCGCCCAGTCATTACCTATGGTTTCTTCTTTCTGCTCTTGTTTGTGGATGTTGGCTTGTTTGCCTATGGCTGGCACAGTGGCGCTACGTTCGTAGAGTTAGCCGAGATGCTGTGGGACTCTGATACCCAAGCGTTGTTTGCGTCAATCATTGCTTTCCACTTTGGTGGTCGGGCGTTTGGTAAATGAACATCTCAGACAAGTGCCTGCACATGATCCGCCACCATGAGGGGGTCAGGCAGAATCCGTATAAATGCCCAGCCAAACTGTGGACTGTGGGGGTTGGGCACGTCATGTTTCCAGAGCAGGGCAAGCTCAAAATAGACCAGCGGGATGCCTTTGTGCCACCGCCAGAGTCTATGCGTAAGCACAGCATGGAGG